ATACGACTGATAAGGTCGTGATTGTGATTAACCCATTCCATACGTTTGTGCATAGGTTCCTTATCAAGACCATACGTAGTGGCTACTTGAAAAGCGACCCACTCTTGATCACCGTCGTGGATGAATGATTCATCCGCAAACTGAAGAAGGGATTTACCAAAATCAGTGTCTTGGGGTGTGAGGAATGCGGGTATCGGATAGGCTCTTCCGCGATAGTCAAAGCTCCAGGGGATGAAGAATCGTTCCCGATCTTTGAATCTTTGCACGGCTTCCATTGTCATACGAGTACGACAACTGCGTCGAAAGGCTTGGCTGTTTATGTTATTTACCTCTGCGGCCTTGCGCCTGTAGTCTTTGCGTGAGTCATAGTTGTCAGCAATATCTACTGGTTTAGGTGGCAGTGGCATTTCCACAATTGGTACAAACTTACCAACTGCAATTTGTTGTTGTAGTAAATGCTCTGCAACTTCTACAACAAACGGGTTCAAGCGGTAACCAACCTTCTGAATCTTGTTTAAGAATTCAAATGGTGTTTCCCCCTGTATAAGGCTGGGGTTACCACGGCGGACCATTTCATGTCCCTTCATTACCTCATTAAGGAGGTAGCCACCACATCGATCTTTTGACCAATCATTTGGCTCTATAAGCATGGGCCATGCAAGTGGAGCAAACAACTCGCTCTCCTGCATTATGTCCTGCTTTATGGCCATAAACTGATCGGTAGGTACAACAAAGTTTACTGTTTTACCTTGTTGAAGTTGTGTATTAACTGTAAACCAACCACTTACTTCCATGATGCAATCTAACAACCACCCACCAAGTTTGATGTTGATTGTGTTAGGCCATGTTTTCCACGGCTTGACATCGGTGCGGTTAATGAGCGTGGCGGTACTGCGTACCTTTTGTTGGGTACCCATGCTGCTGTGCCAATACTTCTGCTTGATGCAGTTCAGCAGCCCGGGTGCTGTGTTTTCGTAGTACCGCATTTGCAATTCGTCTTGAATTGCTCGACCAATACCACCGGTTACATTTGGTACTAGTGCCTGCTTTGGTTTGACACTGAATACTCGATCAAATGTAAGTTTTAAAGCAATGGTAGCAAGTGCCAATGTTTCCAATTCATCGAGATATGTTTTAATCTCTCTGAATGCTGGACCGTTGGAGCCACGTGCAAGGCGTGAGCGTGTTGCTTCGATCTTTTCAACTACCGCCGGCAACACTGCACGGATACTGGATGCACCGTACACAGTGGCACTTGCATAATCACGCTCTTCTAGTTGTTGTGTGTTGGTTTTAAGTTTAAGTATTCCCTTGCGTATTTGATCTCTTTCTAGTTGTACCTGCTCTTCGATCTGTGCGGGTGTAGCCATAAATAAACATGAGACTGCAAGCTAGATACGGAATAACTATTTATACCGTAGTGTATTGGTTGAGAAAACAAATGGGGCCAAGGATTTCTCCGTGACCCCTCCACTTACGTGGTGAAAAACTCTTTGGAACCTGAAACTAGCGCGTCTACCGATTCCGCCACATCCGCGTGGGGATTCCAGCGATTGGACCCGGTAAGAACCGGAGCGCTGGCGTCCAAAGAGTGTAGCACTCGGGTGCCACTAGACGCTCCTAGATGGCCCCTATGGCGGCCTGCAGGGCCGGGTCGGAGACCTTGGCATACCTAAGGGTGGTCTCGATCCGTTTATGCCCCATCAGGGCCATCAGCTGGCGCATGGGAACCTCAGCATCAACTGCCCACGTGGCAAATGAATGCCGCAGGGTGTGGAAGACATACTCTTCGCCCTTGCCAATGTATTTGTTAATTTTCTTGAAGCAACGATAGAGTTGGTCTTTGTCGTTCCATTCGTCACCAAAGATGCGAACATTTGGAGCAACTAACTCACAACGACGAATGAGCATGGGTTTGATGTGATTGTGAATGGGGATCTTTCTCCAGTTCTTGGCTTTGGTTGTTTGACTTGGAACACCACCCACATGGATCTCCATGCGTGATAGATCGATGTCACATGCACGCAGTTTGAGCAGCTCGCCCTGGCGCATACCTGTATAGGCGGCAACATCAATGATCTGTGCTGCGTCCGTACGCATGAACGGATCTACTGCTGCAGTTACTAATTGCTGAACTTCTTCCTTAGTGTAGAAGTTGATCCTGTGTTCATGCTCTTTGCGACGACGAAACTTCGGTGGTTGTGGGATTAATCCGTCGAATGCGCAGTGGTTAAGGACCGTGCTGACCGCAGAAATGATTCGGTTGATTGTTGCATCACTTTTACCTTGGTCTTCAAGTTCAATTGAAACTCTGGCGAGCAAAGGTTGATCGATTTTTCGCACGTTGAAAGAAAGTCCAACAGCTTGAGTGAAGTGGTTTGTATTGATGCGAGCAGTTGCTGCTCCATTGCCGTGCCTCCATGAGTGGCGGGTGTTGAATGTGTAATCAAGTGCCTGGCCCCAGGTCTTGATGTCCATAAAGGAGTTCCTCGATTTGTTTGAGCAGTTGTTCCCCCCTGCTGGTCAGGGATAGCATTTGGCGTCGTCTGTTGTTAGGGTCCTGTTGCTTCTTAATCAATCCCATTCCAGGCTTGTTGAGGCGGTGATGTTCACTGAGCCAATCTGTATTGCGTGATGAACTGGCTGTGGTGAAATCTAGATCCTCTTCAAGTGCGCTTTTGTGGCAGTGATTGTGAGATGCAACGTAGAGATACGAAGCAATAACTTGCCCCGGAACCTCCCTATCGAGCAGACGTAGCAGGTTGATCACCTTGAGTAGCCGCAGGGCTTTGTCGTTGGTGACCTGCCGCCGAAGTGGATCCATTAGCAGCAAATAGGGGACAATCCAATTCTATCAGAAAGATACCTAAGTGGATAGAAACGCCGGATGGGTTTTGCCATATATCCCAGAACCCGGGAAGATCGACTGTAATACTCAGCACGTGGTGGTCGGTTGCGGTAGTACAAGCGTATCATCACACAGCTGATCGAGCATCAACTCAATAAGTTCTTCACGATGCGGATGACGCATAATTTCATCACACAAGCGGGTCGTCAAAGTCTGCAGAGTCTTCGGAGTCATTAAACAGTAAATCTTCTGGGAACATGTGGTGGATTGAGTCGTGATCGGCAACGGCAAACTCAATATCCGGGGTGTTTAGTAGTTGTTGGACTTTGCGTGTGGCAGCCGATGCTTTGCGGTACACATACTCGGTGGTTTTCTTGGTTGGAATGTCGGTGACACGGATGATGCAGCAGACACTGCTCGGTAGTTCCCAACCTGCAACCTTCCAAGTCATCACCTCTTCATATGTATGCGGTACAAAGAACTCATCGGGTGCGTCCTTGAATTGTTGCCAGTTATTGTCGTAGTATTCTTTAGATTTAGCCATTTACTTTAATAACATCAAGGAGTTCATGATTCAATTCCCTGGACAACTGAAGTGCGGAGAATGCAGCTTCTTCATCGTTGAGCGCCAAGATATACTTGGATCTGGAATTAGAAAGACGAACTCGATACAAGTTCAAGGCACCTCCGTGATTGTGATTTGTTGTAGTCATTGGCAATAAAAAAGGACCGTTACGTTGGCCCTTTGAATTCTTTTGCGTCAGCAAGCATTTGTCGTATCATCTCAAGTTGTAGACGAACTTTCTCTAGCTTGATGTTGAGTCGTTGCAGATGATCTGCGTATTGATCAAGATCCCTGGAATTTGAAGGCATTGATAAGAACACAAAGGGTGACAAGAAGACCAACACCACCGATGATGCTGGTAATGATTTGGGTTTCAGTCATCAAAGAAATAGGATACTTGTTCGTTGAATGCACGCTCGTCCATGTCGTTAAGCCACTCGATCATGTCATCGAAGACATACCTTTCAAGATCTTCAATACTCATTCCATCTACAATGTATTTGGCAAGTGATTCGGGTGTGTGTTCCATTAAAAGTTGTTGTTGAAGTAATAAGCCATGCCGTTGAATTCGATGTAGGCGTAGTCATACGAGAGGCTGTGGTCCCACACCTGCTGCCAATCAATGGCGTGATAAATTGCTTGCATTTCATCGGTGAAGATGTTGTAAGCATTTTCGATGAACTCTTCTGCAAACTCTCGCTCGTGACGCCACGTGGCTTCAACCGACATGCAATAGGCATCTTCAAGCTGAGATACGGTTTCAATACCAAGCTCGTTGAGTTGATCACAGAACTCCTCCAGTTTTTCGTCCGGGACATTTACAATGTCGTAGGCTTTGTCGAGAAATTCCTCGCTGTACTTAGAGGTGAATTCAGTTTGAGCGGTGGCTTGTGCTGCGACCATGTGATGTGCGTGTGATAGTGAAGGTGTTAGGAATTAAACAGTGCTGTGTTATGCAAACTGTGGAAGCATTGGAGATTCCATTGCACGATATTTATCTAAATCAATGCTGTATGAATTATAATCATCAAGGCTGCGCTTTAAATCTTCAATGCAACCGGGCATGTATCGAGTACACTCTTCGATTAGTTGATAGTTATTAAGACCTTGCAGGTATTGCTCGGCTTCGTTAATTTCATCAATCGACTGTTGTTGATCATCCATGCAGTCGATGTACCACATGATTAGTGTGTTGCGAGCAAGTTTGTTCATGTAATAGTCTGCTGGGTGACGCATAGTAATAACGACGGGAGATGCAGGGCCTCATTTAACGTGATTACCGATAAAAGCCGGTTATCGGGAATCCAGGTAAGTGATAGCTTGTGTGCGTGTGTGATAGTGATTAACTCAACGCAAGCTCCTGCAGGTAATCAAGAAATGGTGTGCCCTCGTTGAATGAATCAAGCGCACCCAATGCAGAACTTTCCTCGTGGTCGTATTTGTATGCATTCACAGCCATGAGTAATAGTTGTAACTCATCACGTGTGAATTCACAGTTGACAAGATCATCGGATAACTTACGCATTGGTGATTGCCTCGGGAATGGTGGATTGAATGCGGAACGTACGCTTGGGAAAGTTATGTCGATACCATGCAAGATTCTTTAATGCAAGATCAAAAGATGTCTGCGAGGTGCAACGTGACCACGTAGGTTTGCCGTTACATTTGACGCTTGATTGCACAAAGTACAACGGAAAACAAGTGACGCTCAATAGATATACCGTAGTGGAGTGATTGTTGAAAGAACGAATCAGAAATCTTCTGGATTGATCTCTTGATAGTTCTGGGACTGAAGCACTACCTCACGAGCTTGTGGGGTGAGTGCATCACCACTGATGGCATCAAGGATGCACATGATCTCATTGCCGGTCTTACCGCGACGGAGCATTTCAATCATGAGCTTGTTGTTCATAGAGGCGTTGGTTGGTTGACTGTTTAAATATACCGCAGTGAAGGGGTGGTGTCAAGTGGACGGTCGCCGAGGTGGCGGGTCGGTTGGCATCACTGGTCTCCCCAGCGGTGTACCTAATGTAGCAGCTTCCTACCGCAGTGGATGGGTGTTAGTGCCACTGCTACAGCTGGCATATCGATAATGCCTACTCATCACGTGTCCAGCATGTCCTACCGTGCTGGTGGTTGGTGATGCTTACTCATGCTTGGTCCGGGGTGTCCTACCGTGCTGCGTGATAGTGATTATAATTACACAGTGCTGCTTTCGCTAAACAGATCTCTTTTAACAAATTTTATCTATGTGTAACAAATAATTAGTAATTGTGATGGTAATTACAATAAAAATCAGACACCACTGCTAGATTGTGTATCTAGCGTGCGTCCGTAGCGGCAAAGTAGGGGCCATGGGGGTAAATAATTGACGGCCCCATACGCTATTAGGCTTCCCAAATTTCTGCCAAAATTTTCAGCTAAGCACTGCACCCGCAATTTGCGGAAAATACTGGGCAATAAGCTCGGACACCTGCTCAGCGATGTGCTGGTGTTCACGTTGTGTACCGTTACCGCAGCGTAACTGCACATAATGGATCCACGAACGTAACGTACCGTGCATATACAACCGTGTGGGACATGAAAGCGGAAGGATGTCACGTGCCACCTCTTTGGCTACACCCTTGGATAGAAGGCGGTTGTAGAGCCCCAGGGATGTCTTGTAGAGATCGTCTATCTCCTTTCGATACCACGACTCCCCCGCAATGGTGCCGTCGATACTGTTTTGCCGATTTTTTACATCTTGCAATCTAAATTCTGGTTGTAACGGACTACCGAGCAGCTCTACTTCGGAATATCGTTGGCTAAATTCCTGGAAACTAAAACTGCGGTGTCGCAGTATCTGGGCGGCTACACTTCGTGTGGTATTAACTTCGACACACATGGAGACCATCTCAAAGGGACTCCAGTGGTGATGATCAATTAGGTATTTGATAAGTTTAGCACTAGTCTTAGTGTTGTCTTGATTGCTTGGGTTTGATACGCGTGCCATGTAGGCAACAAGCTCATCACCACCCGGAGTAGAGTGTACGTAAGATACAGAATGATCGGTAAGCATAAACGGGGGGAGGGATTAGAGATACGGGGGGATCTATTAATAACTATTATTAACGACGGTTATAATAGTAGAATTAGAATAAAGGGTAGTAATAGTAATCAAAGATAGTAGTTTGTGGTCGTTTTTGTTTCTGACTTTATCTTGATTCATACAGTATAAACAGAGGAAAAGAAGTCCACCCCAGCTCCCCCTCCCCTGTATAAGGCTGGGGTTACCGTCTAAATCCAGTGGTGGACTACGTTTTTGCCACTTTTCAATCTTGCTTCTTTTTTCATATTATAACTAAAACCTAATGCTAAATGATTACAAGCTTGTTGTGGGTCGTCAAGCCAACTTTGAATGGTGTCTTCCCATTCCTCCCTGCGTCTTTCGTTAATAGATTCTTGGGCACTAATTGCAAGTGCTTCTGTAAAATATTTAACACCTTGAGCAAGGCAATCTAATCTGTCGTCATGTTTAACCGCACCTTTTTCACGACACATCCGAGACATCTGATAAAAGAGCATGTAAAGTAATCTCTTTTCTGGTGCCTCATCCTTGTTGGAGTTGTAGTCCCACTCTACAAGGTTTCTATCTACTACTAACCGGTGTTGATTCATCACTGGTTCTAGTGTGTCGATAATGCGGTCTTCTTTGCGTACGGTAGCTCTTGTCTCTTCGATGTCGATAGCTTGTTTGGTCTGTTGCAGGTGCTTCCTAAAAAGTTCACAAACAATACCATCACCAAAATTACTTTCAATTACTATCTTTGTTACACCATACTTTTTACAACCCCTAAGAATATCTAGCAAAGTATTGTCGCTGTACCCATCTCGGTACGCACGCATTTCATGCACGTAGAGGAACCCGTTAAGTTGCGAGATAAAGCAGGCTGCTGTTTCGTCGCTTCCCCTACCGCTTGGATCAACACTGCAGATTGTTTCGGTGTAAGGTTGCCAGTCCCCTTGGAGTTGCATTGGAGAATAAAAATAATCTCCTGGGAGGCCGACTGTGGGTAGGTCTTTAATAACATTTCTTGGGTCGGAGCACCAAATAACGGATTCTGGTGCAGTAGTGGGGTTAACAGCAGTAACAATAAGATCCGCCATCTTAAGGGGGAACTTCTCTGCATCACTAAGGCTTGTGTCGAGCATAAACTGCAGCATGAAGTTGCTGCGTCCCATCGACGCCTCTCGTTCAAGTAGGTCATCATCACTAAACCGATCTGGATCTGTTACGTCCCACTTTTCTGCACCGCTATCAATGTCTTCTTGAAGTTGTGGAGCAATAAGTCCCTCGTAGTTTGAGGTATTTCGTGGGTACCGTGCTGGCCATACAAACGGCCTGTAGTTACGTTCCGCAAGCTTCCGATAGATCGTAAATGTAGTTTGTGGGGTACCAAGATACAAAATACGGCTGTCGTCTTTTGGTGTAAGGATTGACTCTGCTTCAGTACAGAGTTGTAGTAGTTTCTCCCGCATAAACTCTGTCATAGAATTACCGGGAACCTCAACGTCGTCAAGGATCATCAAATCAGCCCTACTCCCGGTAAGTTGACCGGTAATACCGACACTCTTTACCGAAGGTGCTTGGTGTGGACTGCAGTTGACATCAAAACTGATACGTGACCAACGTGCTTCGTCACTTTTTGGTCGTAGGTGTTCCAACCATTTGGTCTCGACAAGGAGCTTCTGAAGAAAGATACTCATGTTGTCGGCACGCTCCTTTGATGCCGAAATAATCATGATCTTCTTTTCTGGATCATTAAACAAAGTCCAAAGTACAAACGCTCCAGTAATCCACGACTTACCGACACCACGGAAGGCTTGAATTTGTAATCGTTTCGGACCATGTTGTAAATAGTCTGCAATGGCATATTGTGCACGGGTCGGACTTGGAAGATTCAGTTCCATCCACAAAGCCTGGAGGAACACCTTAAAATCGCCCCGCAGGGCTGTTAAAATATCATTCATAGGGATATGTACCCCCGCATGGTTAGAGGGGGCTTATAGGGGCTTCTAGGGGCCGCTCAGGGGCTAGTTGCGTGCTGTGTAAACACTTAGTGGTACATCTCGACGTAACTTAGAGGGTTTCTGACCAAGACTTAAACCAAAAACATGGCGCAACTCATCGTTGTTAAAACCCTTAGGTTGAGCCATTAATTCTTCGTAAGTTGGAAACTGGTCCTTACCGAGTTCTGCAAACCACTTAGGTTGCTGCTTGATATAAGTACGTTTCATCTTGGGAGTTAAAACCTTAAATGTCGGATCAGCGTTAGCCAGTGCAAGCTTCCATTTGGCCCAACGCATGACAATATCAACGTGCTCATCTGAAGCCTTTTTAAGTAGAGTGGCACGTGTTTTTGGTTTTAATTTGTACCAACTACCATCGTCAATTTTGTCTTGGATAAATTGTCGTTGTGGTAGTTTTGGGTAAAGTTTATTATGGATTTGGTTATGATCAACCGCCAGTATATCTTTTGATTTTTTAATACCCCAAGCATAGACCATGTTAAGTGCATCGTTTCCTTTAATGCCGCCCAACTTGTGGAACTCCTTATCCACTTCAGCTTTATTCGGTCCAGCACTTGCATCACCAAAGAATTTATGATCACTCATATGGTGTGACTCAGCACTTACGTCGTGAGCACGTCCGTATTCAGCTTGGTAGCCAATGTTCCCACCTTGTGGAGATACTTTGTAGTTAGTTGCGTTGTAGGCGGTTACATCACGGTTTTTAAATTTTTCCAATTTCTCCACATTTTGTTCTGCAACTGCAAGCTCAACTCTTCTTCCTTGACCATCTGCTTGTCTACCAAAACGACCCCTACCTCGTGCATATACGCTAGTGGATACGTCATCGACATGTTTAAAGCGCAGTACGCCTCTGTCGAGATCGATCATCCCGACAAGAGCTAGAAGCCGTGGATCTACATGCCCAGCACCGAGTTCTTGAACAACTGCTGCTGCAGCACCTGTCGGATCAACGGCAGCTTCAACAAGTTTCCCAACCGGTGTATGACCGAAAGCGTTAATTGCTTTAACTATGGGATCTGGATTTTTCCTGCTTTCTTCCCAACTATCTGTTATCTGATTTTTAATTTGACGAGCGGTGTCATACACTTTCGGGAAGTTAGATGCCGCTTGTTGTTGTGCATCTCGAACCGTTTTTTTTACAAAGTGAATTGCACCGCGAACTACTTCGTGGTTAACAAACGCATTGACTAAATTTGTTCCTAATAATTGATTTTCATCGTTATAAGGCATAAAAAAAACCGCCCCCTGTGGAGCGGCGATATACTTAAGTGGATAGGTTGTTGTTTAACTTATATGCTCAAGAATGAGCCACTCTCTATATGTGTAGGGACCAAATACACGACGCATCCAGTCCCTCCAGTTTTCACTTCCCTTGGATTGATTACACGGCAAACACGCGGGAACAAGGTTCTGCGATATTGACTCTCCTCCTTTACATCTAGGTTTTACATGATCAAGTGTTAACTCTGTATGTTCAAACTTTCCTCCGCAATAAACACAACGACAATCAAAATGTTCTTTGATGGCTTTACGCCACATCTTTTTAGCTTCTGGCTGTGTCATGGCTATAAGGTTGTAAAGGTAGTAATCAGGTTTGGGAAGTAGAGGTATCATGCTTTTCTGTAACGTGGACGTTTTCCATGGCCGTTATTGCCGCGATTAATTTTTACGGATTGTTTTTTTAGGTTACCTTTGCTGTCATGTGACATATCCGGTCCACCTTTGCCGTATATACCGGCTTCGCGACGTGCTGTATTTAGTTTTGAACGGTAGGATATTCGTGCCTTTGATTTGTTATAGTCACGCATATACGCATTCTTTTTTTCCCGTGCTTTTGGGTTTTTTGCGTAATATTTGGCAGTTTTACCGGGATTAGATACTCGTGCTCTTGCCATAAAGTCTACGTTGTACAAGTTCTGGGTCTACTTTTGGGAGGATTTGAGCCAATTTATCGAGATGTGTGCCTTCTACAGCTACTCCACTGATGTCATTCTTGGCTAACCAATCACATGCAGCCTTCAAATCCGCAGTAGAGGCTTCTCCGCTACGAATGCGTTGCAAAAATTCGTTAGTTACAAGGTTATGGAGTTCGTTAAACTGGTCCTCAGTTGCTTTTTTAGTGTTAGCCATTAAAAGTAAGTTTATCTAATTTGGACTCAATGCGAACCATGTGAGCTTCTATCTTTTCAAGTGCAGAAGCAAGCTCTTGCCGCTGCACATATTTTTCCGCAACACGTAATTCAATACCATCAAGCCTTGTATCAAGGTCAACAAGGCGTTGATTATGTCTATTAATGACCGCACCAACGCCAGTTGCCACTGCAATCGCTACTGCAACGGAAGCTTCTATCATCGTTAAGGATTAAGGTTTAGGGAACAAACCGTTTTCAATAAATTCAACAGCCTTATCATCAACAGTATTGTCAGTAGACTCTGCAAGCTTATGAAGCAGATCAACAACAAGCCGTTTTACTTGCCGTGAAGTCAAAAACGTAAAAAGAATGGGTCGAATAAGGGTGATCATGGTGATTCAAGGGTAGTAGTGGTTGCTGTTTGACCAATAGGTTCTGGATCCGTGTCAGTAGTAATCACAATCACAGGTTCATCAATTGCAGTTACCGTGGTATCCAGGTTTTCTACACGCACTGTATAGATCCAATCACCGTCTACATATGGAGCAGAGCGGACCAGTTGTTGCGTAGTAGGGTCGTAGTCGCGATAAACGCTGACACGTTTTGCGTTGTTAGCTTCAAGAAACTCATTACTTGGACCGTTAGTGGTAAAACTAGTGTTTGGAAAAAGATTCTTGTAGTGTGCTATT